TGCAAAGAATGATTCTACTACAACAGCAGATTCTAATAAGGAATCGTGGACTGTGAAACAGGAATTTATATGGGGGAAAAATAAATGAATGGAATGAAAATACCTATGGCATTAATCTTTGCTGTTATCCTACAGGCAATAGGATTGGTTTGGTATGTCAGTAAGATAGATAGCAAGGTAGAAATTCTTTACACTACCTTTGAAGAAGATAACCAAAGAGATGTCATTGAGAATCAAGTCAAGATGAAACTGGACTTGGAGAATATCATAGCTGATGTTAAAGAATTAAGACAAGTAGTAAAGAAACTGAAGAACAAAGATGCTGATATTCAAAAGACTAACAAGAAAATCATTAAGCAACACGATAGATTATTTGAATTAATAGAAGGCAACAATTCCAATAGGTCTTATTCCTATGGAGATTAATAATGAAAACAGTTTTTTTATTGCTGATGATTATGTCAGCTCCTAATCAATCAACTGTAAAATACAATGCTGTATTGTATTATAATGATATTGAATGTGAGATAGCAAGAACTGGATATATGGATGCTTACGACAATAGGAAGGAAGAATATAAAAAGACTATGATAACAGAGGCATTTTGTATTCCCTTTGATGCCTTTCCATTAATTAAAACTAAAGGAATAGGAGCTTGAAGTGGTTGAACCTACCCAAACTAATCGTGAGGACATCATAAAGATTAATGGGGAGCTGCGATTAATCCATCAGAAGTTGGATAATCATATTACACATATGAGTGCTAAGATAGATACCATATTTAAAATTGTTTGGACTGTAAGCTTTATGGTTTTAGGATTAATTCTTAAAGCTGTATATACTGGTCTTATGTAAGAACTTTTGTTATAACATTTTATGGCTTGGCGTTATAAAATATATAATGGAGATAGGCTTATAGAAGAAAATACAACTTCTCATAAACCTTCTATTCAAATAGAACCTCATCCTAATTGGGTTATTAAAAAAGATGACAATGGCATTGTCACTAGCATAACCTACCAACCACCAGCCATTCACATTACCTACGAAGAAATACAACAAACAGGAAAGGAAGACTTGGTATGATAGACAAGGATGCGATTGATATAATGGCTCGGACTATTTATGGAGAGGCAAGGGGAGAATCAGAGGAAGGACAGATGGCAGTAGCCAATGTCATTAAGAACAGGGTAAAGAAAAAATCGTGGTATGGCAGAACAACAAAAGATGTTTGCCTCAAGGCGTGGCAATTTAGTTGCTGGAATCACAAGGACCCAAACTTTAAAGTTATCTCATCACTCGACAAACGGAATAAAACATTCACCAAGCTGTTGATATTGGCTGAGCAAATTTTAAATGATGATGTGAAAGATAATACTAATAAGTCTACGCACTATCATACCTCTGCTATCAAACCCAAATGGTCAAGAGGTTTGACACCTGTTGTAACTATAGGTAATCATCTATTCTACAATAATGTGAGGTAGTATGGTGTTAGGTTTATTAGGTGGATTAATTGGTGGTGGTAAGATTAGCAAATCTATTTTATCTACTGGATTAAAAGTAATAGATGAACTCTATGAAACAGACGAAGAAAAAAAGGTAGCACAGCGAACACTAGCTGAGATAGATTCAAAGCTAAAAGAAAAACAGATAGAAGTTAATATAGCAGAAGCTAAACATAAAAGTTTATTTGTTGCTGGATGGCGACCATTTATAGGATGGATTTCAGCTAGTGCCTTAGCGTTTAATTTTATCTTAGCTCCTTGTATGGAATGGTATATAGCTTTTGCAAAGTTAGAAATAGTTTTACCAAACATTTCTTTAAACGAATTATATCCCATAATTCTTGGTATGCTCGGCTTGGGATTTGCTCGCAGCTATGAGAAGACCAAGAAAGTAGATGACAGGCATTAATAAAAAGGTAGCTCTTGTTATAGGTGATACTCACGATGCTCCTCAGATTAATAAGGAAAGGTTTTATTGGATTGGTAGTCATACTGCTGTTCTTAAACCTGATGTTCTTATTCATATAGGAGATATTTCTTCCTTCGATTCTCTTTGCCACTTCATTCCTGATGATACATATACAGCTAAGGTTACTAAACCTTTGTATGAAGAAGATATGCTTAGCTTACAAGAAGCATTGTCTGAACTTGATAAGGGATTGGGTAATTACAATGTTAAGAAAATTTTATTAGAAGGCAATCACGAATTTAGATTACACAAATACGCAGACAAGAATCCACCAGTCTTTGGTATGCTACAGAAAAAATTCTATGAAGTTATGGAATCATTCAAGTGGGAGCATATAGAGATGAGCAAGATGTATAACTTTGGTGGCGTTAATTTTACTCACGTACCAATAAACGCTATGGGAAAAGCATATGGTGGTGTCAATGCTGAAAGAAAGATAGCTACTGAAACAGCTAATGATTTAGTCTTCGGACATTCACATAGGTTTCAAGATGTAAGAGTACCAGTTTTAGGTTCTCCCTTAGCTTACAGGAGAGTGGTTAATGTTGGTTCTTCTATGCCACACGGACATATAGAGGAGTATGCCAAGCATAATCTATCAGGTTGGACTTGGCAAATTACAGAAATTCGTATATGGGATAACCATATTCAAGAGGTTAATTCTATCTCTATGCAAACACTTGAACAACTTTATAAAAGGAGAAAGAAATGAAATTTATTTGGAAATTTATTTTATCTAAAGATAAATACAAGTGGGTATGGTATCACATTATTCAATCAACTAAGAGTGGTGGTGATATTCATAACTTTGAAAGAAGAAGATAATGTATTATCCCATTAAGCCTAGAGGCAATCGTAAAATAATTAACAGCTATATCTATCATCCATCTTTCAAGGATGTAGACATAGATAAGATTATTACAATGATTGATGAAAAAAAATGGGTAGATTCTGGTGTTGTTACTGGTGAATCAGGTCCATACAAGTCTGACATTCGCACCAATAGTGAACAAGTTATTCCTCCTGATAAAACTGGTTTCCCTTACACTCAACTGGCTAACATCATAGCTGAACTTAATAGGGATTGGTGGAACTTTGATGTTACTGGTTTTAATTTTACAACTGACCATCCATCCATCTTTCAATATAAGAAAACACAGAAGTTTGATTGGCACTTTGATGTAACAAACATAGAACCAACTCGTAAGTTAGGATTTACCTTACAACTATCTGATTCAAATGACTATGAAGGTGGTCAACTAGAATTTTTTGGTTATGATAATGATGAAGCCACAAGAAAACGTGGTACTTTAATTTTATTTCCTACATATGTTTGGCATAGAGTTACTCCAGTTACTAAAGGAGAACGATTAGCTATGGTTGGTTGGGTTCACGGTCCAAGCTTTCAATAAGCATATCAAGTATATGCCTTGCTTTCTTTAAGTCTTCTTTTCTATTGCCCTTGTGTCGTAGGAGATATTGTATAATATCTCCTTCGGCTTTAGGTATTCTATTGGCTATGAAAAATTCCATTGGCTGTATTTTCCACTCTAAATAGTGTTTGCCACCTACTTGTCTGTTAAAGCTACTCATAAAACCTCCATATAAGCTCATAGAGAGGCTTGTAGCAAGTCGGCTGTATGATTCTACCCCTCTAAATTAAAGTAGGGGAGCAGTAGGTACGGAGAAGTTGAAACCTACTATATGCTCCCCCTTTACTTGCTCAAGGAAACAAGTTCTTATTACTTATTTCCTGAAACTTGATTTGTCAAAACTTCTTATTGTAACATCTGATACAAAAATATTTTGCAGTATCTTTATAGTATCCATAGCTGGAAGGTAAGTAGCTCATCATCAGGTCTTGGTGATAAGTTCTGTTACACGAATCACAAGAATAAAACCATTTCTTATCCTTCCTTTTAACTGGCTTTACTAGCTTTATTACTTTCGCTGTCATTTGTATTCCCCTGAGTTTTTTCTACATAATTATCCATAGTGTATAAAGGTATCGTTCTATATTTTTTTCTTAGTCCTATTATTTCTTCACATTTATTTAGGAACATCTTATGTAGTTCATTTATTTCTCTGTCTTTTTCAAGCAACTTATTTTTTAGTTGCTGAATTTCTCTTTCATATTCATTTTGTTTTAGTTTATTCATATCTATTCCTCCATATCTTAGATACTCTGTCGTAGTTAAGTCTTGTTAATACTTGGGATTTTGTTTTTGGTTCTCGTAAAGCCTTTTGACCTAATCTTTTTTTTAATCTTTTGATTCTTGTTTTCAGTTTCATCTGCTCCTCCTTTAACTAAATGAATAAAGTATTTCCAATCCAATACTACAGTAGGCAACTGTCTGTCTTCTACTAGTATTAATATTTCTGCATTACCCTTCCATCTTTGTATTGTCTTGAATCCTTCTCCATTGGCTCTTGCCTTAGCTTCTACTGATGAACCACCTAGTATGTCCACAACTAAATCGTGAGGGAATCCAACTATTGCACCACTCATTGGTTGCCTTCTAGCTGTGATGCCCTCACTAATGAACATCTGAACAAGCTTTCGTTCCACACGATACCCTTTTCTTTTTTGGCTCTTGCCCATTAGAAAGGTATATCGGCTTTATCTATTTCAGTTTGTTCTTTACTCTGTTGTTTCGGTAATGATGCCTTTTGTGGTAAGGCATCACCACCTTCACCAGCTCCTAACCCAATTCTTTTAATTACTCCTCTGAATCGTGGAACATTAATTTCTGTTATCCATTTCGTGCCATCTTCTCCTTCAAATGACCTCGTAGATATTTCTCCCTTGATATAAAACAGTTCTCCCTTCTTACCTACCCTCTCTAGCATTTCTGCAAGTCTTGGGTCGAAGACCACTATCTTATGCCACTCGGTTTTTTCTTTCCACTCCTCACCTTGCTTGTACTTTTGGTTCGTAGCTAATGACATCCGTGCATACTTATCACCCTTGCTGGTATCTCTTATCTCAGCATCAGCTCCAAGTCTGCCTACTAATGTTACTTCATTTATCATTCTTTACCTCCTTATGACCCTTGATATTAAACTCCTTATATAATTCATCTACATATTTAGAGCTATCAAACTTACCCATAAATACATCAGCACATAATCCTAGATGGCTGAAAGCTTTTGTCATAGCATCTGTCATAGCTTTCTTTGGTGCTTCATCATCTAGTTTTGCATTGGTTTTAAATAAGTTTTGAACAGATGATATTGGACCAAAAGAATTGGTTAATGCTTTGGTGTCATCATCCCTCCAGTAGATAGTAACTTCTGCGAATACTAATTTATCCGTGTAGACAAATTTGTTTTCGTGTTTCCATCCCCATCCAATAGGTCCGAATGTTT